CTTATTGCTAAAAGCATAAGAGAATTAGCAATGCAGTATACGGAGCAAAAACTAGTAAGCCTTAGGAGAAGATAATGGCATCAGAGTACAGAACAGCACGAAAGAAAATAGTTGATGCTTTGGTGGAACAAATTAAAGAAATTGACGGTAATCATCCGTTCAATTCAAATGTATTTAATAATGTACATTCAGGAATGATCTTTTTAGATCAGATACAAGAATACCCAAAAGTATGTGTAGTATCTGGAGATGAAACAAGAGAGTATCAACCGAATGCATTTAAATGGAGGTTTCTTAGTTTAGATATAAGAGTTTATGTCGACGACCAAGAGGACCCTCAAGAGGTCTTAGCCCTTTTAATGGAAGACATTGAAAGAGTAATAGACAATAATGATATTCTGACTTATGACGATACTGTAAGTCCGAATTTAACAACGACTTCCTTAACTTTACAGTCGCTATCAACTGATGAAGGAGTTTTAGCTCCTCTCGGAATCGGCGAAATAACTATAGAGTGTAGGTATTAATCGAAATTACAAACGCTGATAAAAATCTAGCGACGTACTTTCAAAGACGATAAAATAGGAGAAAGCAAATGGCTTTAAATCTATCAAGAAATACTAAAGTATTTGTGAGCTCAGTAAATGGAGTTGGTGCAACTGGCGGAGTGAAAACTTGTCATGTATCTACTGCAGGAACTGGATACGCCGTAGGCGACATCGTAACACTAGGAACAACTTCTAGTAGCGGTACTGGCTTTAAGTGTATAGTAAAAACAATTACTGGAGGCAGTTCAACTGGCCCAGTAGGAAGTATTATGGTACCAAATAACTTTAGGGGCGCAGCATTCGCAGTTGATGAAACTGCAACAGAGAGTGAGGTGCAAAATTACGCAGGAACAAATAATTCTGGCGCATCAGGACTTATTGTAACTGTAGATTCAATCGCAGGAACAACAACAACAGATGGGACAAGAATAGGAACAGGAAAGTTCAAAGGCAACGAAGTAGATGCTAACACATTTAGAGTTGGTGTACTAGACGGATATAGTTTTTCACAGGGTTCAGACTCAAGTGATGTAACTATCTCAGAAGCTGGTGCAGCACCTAACAGGGGTTCAAAAAGATTCAATGATTCTTTACCACCTGCAGAATGGTCATTCGGTACTTATGTACGACCATTCGTTCATGGCTCAGCAAGTTTTAGAACTGCATTAGACCATGACTGTGTTGAAAACATTCTATGGGCAGCACTATCAGGTACAGCATTACCTGGAGACGCAGCAGCTGATGGACGTGGCGTAGTAGTAGGAACTACTGCTCAAAACGGTTCACAATGTACTTTTACAAAATCAGACGTTCATGAACTTATGAAACTGAATTTGTTCTTTGCACTAGAAAACACAACATATAGGTTGAATGATGCACAGGTCAACCAAGCAGAAATAGACTTCTCTATTGATGGTATTGCACAGATCACATGGTCTGGTAACGCAACAACTATTGATCAAGTAGGAGAAGCAATTGAAGATCCTTCAAAGTTTATAATTCAAACTACAGCAGAACAAGCACCAACTAGTGCTAGTACTGATACTTTTGTAGAGACTTATAACTATGTAGATACAACCGGTCCATCAGACGCAGATTACTTGAGAAATAAACTCTCAACACTATATCTTGACGCTGATGCACAAGGTGGTGGATCTGCTTCAAATGGTTTAGATGATAGAACTTATGATATTAATATCACAGGTGGTTCTCTAACTATTGCAAACAACGTTACTTATGTAACACCAGAAACAATTGGTATCGTAGATAAGCCTATCGGCTCATTTACAGGCGCTAGGGTAATTAGTGGTTCTTTAACCATGTACCTTGACACCAAATCAAATGGTTCAAACCAACTACTAACAGATTTATCTGGCGCAACTGACCTTGTAACAAACGTGTTTGACATGCGTTTATTCATGGGTGTAGCCGGAGCTGTTGGATCAGACGGTGACGCTATCGAAGCAGACGATTTTACTGCCCCAGGTGTCGAATTTAATATGCCACGTGCTCAGTTGTCTATACCGACAGTTGAAGTTGGCGATTTAGTATCTGCATCATTAGAGTTCGCAGCTCATGGTACAGATCTATTAACTGGAGATGAAATTACAGTTAAATACTTAGGACAGACTTCGCATACCCAAGCTGGGTATCTAGCGACTGGTGCTACAGCAGTAGACTCCTAAGTCTCATGTCTCATAGTTTTCTCAAGGAGAGTAAGCTATATATCGTATATGGCGGTAACAAGTATAGAATCTATACTACAACCGCCATATCGTTTTCTCAAACATTTGCGGAAGATTCGTACCCAGTAAAGACTTTGCACGATCAATCAAAAATGTTTAAGGGATCAACAATAACAAAAGCCAACCCGGCTTCATTTAGTTTTGAAACCCCTCTGACAGCAGAGAAAGATGAGTCTATTGTCATAAGCCTACTAACAGGAGTAAGTACAAACGATCTTGTACCTAGTTTTGATATGTATGTTCAGACAGGAAGCAGTACATTTAAAATAGAAGGATGTGCAATAACATCTGGTAATATTGCTTTCAACCCAAAAGAACAGTTCAAAGTAGCTGTTGAAGGGCAAGGATCAAAACTAACACGGGCGGGTAATGAAAGTTACACCATTCCTGGTTCGGCTCAATCTGAGTCAGCCACAAGAACCCCACTATTAGTATATCCTCATGTAACACTTGGCAGCTTAAGTATGCTGAGTATTATAGGAGTCACAGTATCTATACAGAATAATTTAGATTGGACACCCTTTGAAACTTTGCATGATAGTTTAGCAGTTACTAATTCAAGTAACGCTATGTATCCTAGTGCATACACGGTAAACGAGAGAGTTGTTTCGGGAGCAATAACTCAATACCAAACAGATAATAATATAACACAATTTGATGATTTTAGCACTTCTTCTTCAATAACCATAACAGGTAAGAAGGCTAGCGATAATACTGACTATTGGACTCTAACTTTGAATCCAATAATGTTTACAGCTAGATTAAATGTCAACGACATTTACACTCAATCTTATGACTTTAGATCACTAGATAATGGAGAACAATTAAACGCTCAAATATCAACTTATTCTTAGGAGAATAAATAAACATGGAACTTAAAAGCCTATTGGTCGACAGTAAGACCACTTGGGTAGAATTTCCTGGACTCGACGGATTTGAAGTCGAACTAGCAAACCTATCCCGAAAAGAACTTGTAAATCTTAGAAAAAGATGTACAACAAATAAATTTAATAGAAAAACAAGAGGATTTGAAGAAACTTTAGATGAAGAAAAGTTTGTAAAGGAGTTTTCAGAATCAACCGTCAAAGGATGGAAAGGATTCAAACTAGCATACTTAGAAGATTTACTACTAGTAGATTTAACAGGAAAAGATCCTGAAGTACTAATGGAATACACTTTAGAAAATGCACAACTTCTTGTAGAAAATTCATCAGAGTTTGATAACTGGCTCAATGAGGTAGTCTTCGACTTAGAAAACTTTCGTTCTGGACAACCGGATAAAGATACAGGACAAGTTAACGATATTCCTAAATAATAACGACGCAGGAATGACAAAAGACCAATACTTACGTATGGTCGAACAAACTGGAGAAGAGATAGACTGGGACAGGTGCCCTCCAGAGCCCGAAGATTTTCCACAGATAGTGATTGATGCACTTAATATGCATCATAGTCTTGGAAACAGAATATTCCCAGAAATTGGATATTTAGGTAAAGATTATACTAATTTACCTTTATTACTTAAATTATATGATATAGAAGAACATCAAGAAGAATATCTATTCGGTCTGTTATTATTTTTAGATAACCAAGCAATAGAAGCATCTCAGAAAAGATTAAAAGCTGAGTATGATAAGATGAAAAGAAAAAGATAAAATATGGCAGACAATAACAAAATTATTATTGAAATCACTACAAATGATAAAGGCACTACAGCTGCCATTAAAAATAATAAAAAATTAAAAGACAGTATTGACCAAACCAATAAGTCTACTAAAAATGCCAAGAAAACTGGAGACGGTTTTCACTCTCAACAAAAGTCACTATATCAAACAAATTTATCATCCGCTAAAGGATTTTCAAAACAAGCACAAGCTATTGGCACTGGCGGGTCTTCAGGACTCGTTGGAGCATACGCAACACTAGCCGCTAATGTCTTTGCAGCAACCGCTGCTTTCAACGCCTTACGAGGCGCAGCTCAAGTACAAACACTTATAGAGGGATTTACATTTCTCGGTAATGCTGCGGGTCAAAGTTCTTTACAGATTGCAAATGGATTAAAAGATATAACTAACAACGCCATTTCTTTAGAAGAAGCTTTAAGGGCTTCATCTATTGCATTAACTTCTGGTTTTAATACTACGCAAATCGAAGGATTAGCTGAAGTTGCAAGAAACGCTTCTATAGCTTTAGGACGAAATATGGGAGATGCTATTGATAGATTATTCCGTGGTGTTGCAAAACTCGAACCTGAAATTTTGGATGAATTGGGTATTATGGTTAGACTTGACACTGCTGTATCAAAGTATGCAGCAACTCTAAATAAAAATGCAACAGAACTTACAGACTATGAAAGAAGGCAAGCATTTTTAAATGAAACACTTACACAGGGTGCTATGAAATATGGGGATTTGTCAAATGCAGTTGATCCTAATGCTTTTGATAGACTTGCAGGAGCTATGCAAGACTTAGCTAATACAGGACTTGAACTTATAAATAAATTTTTAAATCCGTTCATAAAAATACTTGCAAGTAGTAGTGGTGCACTTATAGGTGGATTAATATTATTTGCTAGTACAATTTTAACTACTATGATTCCTGCTTTAGGACAGATGGCTGAGCGTCAATTAGCTGTAGCAAATACAGCAAAAGTTATGGCAGCAGAGCAAGCAAACGCAGGTAAAAAAGCTGCTCAAGTTGCAAAAATTGGATTCGTAAAAGGTAGTAATGCAAAAACTACAAAAGGACAAGATTTTGCAGCAGTAAAAGCTTTGAAGAAAGCTCTGAAATCTAATACAGCAGAAACAAAAGACTTTGATAAGGCAACACAACAAGTTCAGAATACTATGAAAAGAACTAAAAACATAGCACTCGCAAACGGTAAAATAAATTCAAAAGCTCATAAACAAAGAATGAAAGAGTTAAAAGCTCTTAAGAAAAGAATAAATGAAGTAAAAAATGCAGAGTCAGGTAAAAAAGGAAGTGCAGGAAGTTCAGCAGTAGCAGGAGCAAATGCTCAAGGTCAAGAACAGCTTGGAGCACGTATAACTAATATTCAGGGCGCAGGCGCAGGTGGAGGCTTTGCAGAAGCTGGAAGAGGTTTCAACGAATTTAGAAAAACACAGAAAGAAGGATTTGAAGGCTTCAAAAAAGGTTTCGGCAAACCAGGTATCTTTAAAAGATTTGGTATGAGTGTTATGAGAGGTTTTGGTCTTGGGTCTGCAGGAGTTAGACTTTTTGGTGCAGCTTTAATGAATGCAATTCCAATTATAGGACAGATACTATTTTTTGGAGGACTATTAATAGGCTGGTTATCGTCTCTTAAAGGAGAAGCAACTCAGTCAGAAAAGTCATTAGCAAATTTAAAGGACACCGTAGAGAGTAGTAAAGATAAATTCAAACAACTAGGAGATACAAATTCAAAATTGAATGAAACTTTTGATAAGCTAGAAGGCGGCTTAAAGCAAGTTGCTATGGAAGCTCAAGCAACTAAAAATGAAATTATAGTGACAGCAGGAATTGTGGATGAAGCTAGAGTCAATTACGAACGTTTTACAAAAGCACTAGCAAATGAAAAAGACTTAACAAAAAGCCAAGTATTACTAAGAGCAATGGGCTCAGCTTTATCAGATATGGGACATATAATTAAGGTAATGGTTTTAGCTCCTTTTAAATTGGTTATTGATGCACTAAAGCTTATCTTTTCAGTTGCAGCAAAGATTCCAGGGATTTCACATGCTATAGCAGCCGTTAATAATGCACTTACTGAAACAGGCCCAGAAAAACAACAACGTTTATTTAATGAAGCAATAAAAGCTTCAGAAGTAGAACTAGAAGCTCTTAGAGCAACGAATGATGATCTTGCCACAGCTATGAATGACTTTAATCCAGCTGATAGATTTAGAGAATTGCAAGGAGAGATTAATCCTGCTACTGGTGAGCTTTATACTTTTAACGAAGCACAAAAAATAGTCAATAAAGAATTTAAAGATATGACTAGGGGAAGTACAGAAACTAGTGAAAATTTAAAAGGGTTAGGTACTGCTTTACAAGAAATTGGTAAAGTTGTAAACAAAAATATTGATGGTATACTAAAAAGAAATCCATTTGATAAAATTGCTGGAACAGTACAAACACTTAATAATTCATTAATTCAACTTGCAAGCGACGATACAGTGTTAACTGATCAACAAATACTAAATCAACTAACTTTAGCCTCAACACAAGTAGGTGTTAGTATGGAAGATCTCGGAGTCAGTTTAGAAAGTGTTAGAGCTAATCTTGCAGCAGGTGAACCTGCTTATGGTAATCTACAAAAAAATATGGAAGACCTAGCAGACAAAACCAGAAATAACGCTGCTAGACAAAAAGAGTTAGGTGTTGAAGTACAAATAGTTAACCAAGCTTTTAAAAATATTACTGCTATGGAACAGTATTCTGCAAAACTAGAGAATTTTAGAAAAACAGGAAAATTTGAAATAGGGGTAGTTGATAACTATGAGTTAGAATTAAAAGCAGCAGAGAGAGCTAAACAACAAGCAGAGGCGGCTTATAATTTAAAAGTACAACAAATTGATTTAGAATATGACTTAGAACTATTTAAGTTAAAAGTATTTGAAACTCAAATGAAAGCAAAACTCCCAACAGGAGAGTATGACGCTATAGTTAAACAAATAGACGACGTGATAATGAAAAGAAAAGCTCTTGCTTTAATGGAAAAAGACGGAAAGGATATTAAATCTGATAGTGATACATTAAGTACTTTAGCTGGTGCAGGACAAACAGGTACTTTAGGTGAAAGATCAACAACAGCGGCTAAAGCTTTAAACGATGAAAAGAATACAACAGCCGGCAGAATGGAAGCTGTAGCTGGCACACTATCACCTATGATGGACTCTTTAAAAGCACTCGGACCAGAAGGTGAAGCAGTCTCAATGGCTATGCAAGGAATTCTATCTATTGGTGATGCTTTTGCAATGTCGGGTGAAAAAGGACTCACTATGGGCGATAAACTAGAGGCCGTAGGCTCAGTAATAAATGCTGTATCAGGAATGATGGCGGCTAACTCAAAAGCACAACTAAAAGAAATAGATAATCAAATAGCAGCTGAGAAAAACAGAGACGGAAAGTCCAAAGAATCACTTGCAAGAATAGCAGGACTCGAAAAGAAAAAAGACCAGATGGCTAGAAAAGCTTTTGAACAAGGTAAAAAGATGAAAATTGCTTCTGCCGTAATAAGTACATCAGCAGCAGTAGCAGGTCAGTTAGCTGCAGATCCTATAGGCCCTTGGAACGTACCTTTAGCTATAATGATGGGAGCCTTAGGTATGGCACAAGTTGCAATCATTAAGAAACAACAATATCAAGGTGGAGCAAGTGGTGGTGGAGCAGCTGTACCTCAAGAAATTTCTGTTGGGAAAAGAAATAATAATGTAGACGTTTCTAAATCAGCATCTTCTGGAGAACTCTCTTTCTTACGAGGAGAAAGAGGAATGGGCTCAAATGCTAATAACTTTAGACCTGGTGGAGCTGCAGGAATGAGAAAAGGGTACGCAAATGGTGGAGAAATACTTGTAGGTGAAAGAGGACCTGAAGTAATAGCCCCAACACAAAGTGGTTACGAAGTAACTCCAAACGATCAAATGAATAAAGGTGGAACAACAAACGCAAACTTTACAATCAATGCAGTAGATGCTGCAGGTGTTGAAGAAGTTCTAACAGCTCAAAGAGCAAATATAATAAATATGATAAGAGAAGCAGCACATGAACATGGCGAAGAATTTATTGAAGGTGTTAATACTTCTTCATATGGAGGCGGATAATGGCAACATACAGTAGTTTTCTAGATATACTGCCCGATCCTAGTAATCCAATAGGTATTGGTGGGCAATCACTTGCAACAGGTAATGGTGGTACTAAAGGGCCTGGATTTGCGTCAGTAAGCTTTAGTTCTGAAGCTCCTATACAAGTATCAAGAACAAATAGTGGACGAGTACTTACAAGGGCTATTGCTGGACATAAATGGAATATAAATATAAAATATAATCCAATGACACGTGAGCAATTTGAACCAGTTTATAGTTTCTTACTAGAAAAGAATGGTAGACTAAATCCTTTTTTCATGCAACTTCCGCAACAACAAACTTCGAGAAATGCTGCATTTGCTAGCGCAAATCCAACAATTACTACAGCTACTACAGCGGCAGCTGGAGTAGGATTTCTACTACAAGCTGGACATAGCACTACTGAAACAACACAACCACAACCAGGAGATATGTTTGTAATTCAAGATTCAAATGATAGTTTACATACTAAAGCATATAGAGTTACAAGAGTAATGAGTAATGGTACTTATCATGTAGGCTTACATTCACAACCAGCAACAGCACAACGAATTGTATATTTTACACCTCATCTACAAAGAGCTGTAGCACAAGGAGCAACCTGTGACTTTGGTGGCCCTATTATTAGAGTTATGTTAAAAAGTGATGTACAATCCTATAGCTTAGGCACTAATAATCTTTTTGAGTTCTCTCTTAACTTAGAGGAGGCTCAGGCATAATGGCAGAAAGAATAATAGGAGCAGCAACAAGAAAAAAGCTCATAAACAACGAACCCTTTGCATACGCACATTTAGTAAAATTCGAACGACCTAGTTCAACATTACGAAACGGTAATTATAGTACTGACGCAAAAAGATACGCATACTTTACTGATGCAACTCATAATATTTCTTTTGACGATCAAAGTAATAATACTGCAGGTAACAATAATGGTACTCAAACTTATATAGCAGGAAAACTTCTTGACGTAGGTACATACTCCGAAACTGTACAAGCTCGTGCTTCTGGCATGAGTTTAACTCTAGCTGCTGAGAGTCTAAACAATACAATAACTTCTACAGGAATTAGCATGACTTCTTCCACAATAACTATGCCTACAGGAATTGATTTAGTTGATGAAGGATTCCGAGAAGGAGATAAAGTCTTTATTTCAGGTGGAAGCAATTCTGGACAATACATAAATGTAGTAGGAATAAAAACAAATAATACAGTATTACTAGTTTCTAATATTGACAGTACTTTAGGTACTCAAAATGCAGGAACATCCATAACTCTTTCAATAGTCTCTGATGAGCTACAAGGACCACTAGGTGAAACAAATCTTTCAACAGTGAAATCTTATGCAAATAGAGATGTTTGGGTTTACAAAGCTTTTATAGATCCAGAGACTGGAGCCTTATTAGATAATGTTCCTGTTCTTATATTTAAAGGAATAATAACCAAAGCAGATATAGTAGAGAGCCCTGGCGGTTCTGTAAAAGCAAAATGGAGTCTTACGAGTCATTGGGGAGATTTTGCTATGGTACGAGGACGTCCTACAAATGATGCTATCCATAGAGCTTTAGACAATCAAAATAGAGGACAACCTGAAGTATCCCTGCGACCAGAATATGCACATGATTTAGGATTTCTTCATGCAGAAGAGACTCTTAATATACTAGCAACTTATACTACAATCGAACAAGAAACTAAGTATAAGATGAAGAAGAAATGGTACGGCAAAGTCAAGATGTCAGAAGTTGTTACTGATGTAGACGTTGAAAACGAGGTCGATCTAAGTTTTTCACTCTCATCCAAATACTTACCAGTAATTTATGGAGTTCAAAGAGCTTCAGGAATACCTTTCTTTGTAGACACAAAAGCAAATGATCCCAACAACGTTTATCTAGCACATGCAATATGTGAAGGAGAAATTGGCGGACTTTATGATTTATATATTGAGGGTAATCCTCTCATATGTATGAACGAACCTGACTCTGATGATAGAGACTCTGTAACCGGAAATAAATTAGGAAGTATTGAAGTTCATTGCAGAGGACGATCAGATTTAGGACACACACTTGGAGGAGTTCAAATTTCTGGAAATGGAATAACAGGCTCAAATGCCGCGGACTATACATTTGGTAACTCATATAAAGGTTACGATAGACATGGATATGAACCAACAGAAGACTTTATTGAAGCACAAATTGGTAGATATCATGAAGTTAATGATTCTTTATTAAATGCAGACGCACTTGCTGCAAAAACTACTGACGGCACAGGAGTCATTCATGAACAAACTATAACATTACAACATCCAAATAATATGGATATTACTTTACATACTGGTAAAATAGATCAAAAAGCAGATGATTTAATGGTACAAATAGCAAGTGCTTCTGGCGATAATAAATTTAAAAGACAAGCTGACTATTACACAGGAGACGAGGATTATTGGGGACCTAATCACAGAGTATTAGACACTGCCTATACAATAATGAATGTAGAAATTGGAGAAGATGCTACAACAGTTCCTGAAGTAGAGTATATAGTAAGAGGTAAATTGTGCTCAAGTTATAACTATGACTATAGTTACGCTCATGTTGGTACTAGTGAAACTGTAAGTAACTTCAAAATTGGAGACAAGGTAGTATTACATAGAACAGACACTGATGCAGTAATTAACAGTAGTGTACAAATTATTGATAAGTGGTCTTTTGCAGACCCAGATGGAAACATACAATATAGATTCAGATTTAGTATTGCACCAGCTTTAGGATATTCCGGTGGTTATGCAACTATAAAAGGATTCTACATGAAGAACAGTTCAAATCAAACTTGGACTATGGGTACTTGGGATTATACAGATGAATCACACTCTGCTGGAACTGTTCCAAGTGCAAATACTTCTACAGTTACAGTTAATGATAATGGTGCTAGTCCAGTAACAATAACGATTCCTTCTAATTTAGACTTTATTAATGAATTAGTTCTTGATTTACAACATGTTGATTATGCCCAACTTAAATTTGTAAGTAATATTTTTGCTTATGGATTTGATCCTTTTTGGTTTCTAAAAAGTAGCTCAACACTTCTTACTCATGCAGGTACTGGTGGTACTTCTCATGGTATACAAGCTGGTAGCCAAACTATAATATCAGCAAACACAATAAAACTAGCAAGTGGAGCTAGTTCTTCTGACGACACATACAATAACTTTGACATCGAATTAACACGAACATCCACAGCAGAAGATGGAAGTTCACAAACACAAAGCTGGACACGAACAATAGTAGACTACGATGGTGGAACAAAAACAGCAACTGTTAATACTGCGTGGGAAGGAACATTTGAGCCAGCAGCAAATGATACCTACAAACTACTTTCAAAAATAAAAAATGGAAGAACTGATGATAAACGAGTTAGTATAAATCCAACCATACAGTTATTAGATTATTTAACTGGAAGGTATGGAAAAGCTTTAGATCTTTATACTGATATATCATTAGCCGACTTCCTACTCGCTGCCAGAACATGCGATGATAGAGGTACTCAAACTTTACAGGGAACAGATATTGGAGCATCAAACGTAGGCAAAAGATATGTCTTAACGTCTGATGGAACAACTTCTGGCTCTGTAGTAGCCATGGGATTAGTAAAATCTCGAGGTACCTCTAACAGTGTAGGGTACACAGAATTTCAACAAGTTTTTGGAAAGTTCACTAAGAAGTTTATGTCAACTGATTATGCCTACTCAGTAGGAGATATAATTCATACTGATGTAGGGTACTATAGAGTTACTAGTGCAGGAGTAAAAGCATCAGCACCAAGTGGTACTAATCCAGCAGGATATACTGGTCCACATGCGTCTGTACCTCTTTTTTATATTAATGATAATGGTGCAATTAGTGGAAGTGCCATATCTTTTACAAGAGTTAAAGATGGAATCTATGGAAATCCTTGTGCAGTATACAATTCTGCAACTGGTGGATACGATACAGGATATAGCTTGTATGATTCTGACCATGTTAAATATTGGAGATACTATGGGTGGGACGACAAACATCAAAGATTTGCTACTCGTCATCAGACACAAGGTACAGTAAGTACTGCTGATTCTGTATTTGCAAATGTAAATGGATTCTTAGCAAACTTTAATGGTATGTTAAGTTATGAAGGTGGCAAGTATGCATTACGAATTGAAACATCCTCAGATAATATTGCTTCAACTGTAATAACAGCAGCAAATGCAGGTAGCTATAGTGGCTATACTAAAGGATCTCAATATAACCCAAGAGTAATTAATGATGATGATATTATAGGTAATTTATCTGTTACGGATAAAGGTACAGCAAAATCTTATAATACAGTAAGTGCCTCTATAATGGATCCGGCTAATAAATTCAAAGGACGTGCTGTAAGCTTCTATGATTCAAATTATCTAAGAGCAGATAAGAATGTTGTGAAATCTGGAAATATAAATATTGCTTCAGTTTCAAATTATTATAATGCAAGGATAAATGTCGAAAATTACTTGAGAAAATCTAGATTTG